CAATTTGCCCCTTTTTTAGTTGCTAAAGGTGAAGGAAAAGTGATTTTGATGAATGTTGGTCAGTTTGGGTCAGTTTTTATCTTGGTCAAAATGGTTCAGGAAAGGGGGGTAGGACACCCGCCCCCCTTACAGGGGGGCGGGTGTACCTATATACTGACCCACTTTCTGACCTTGATTGACCTAAAGTTTGTTTTTTTAAATAATTTTTAATAACTTTGGGTAATTATTTGAAAATTTTGAAAATGAAAAATTGGATTTTAATAGGTTTAGCGGGTTTGACTGGATGGTATCTGCTTCGCAAAGGTCAGTTGGCATATAGAACAAAATTGTTATTTAAAAAACTTGGATTTGCCAATAAAAAATTTCAACTTGTTTTTAGTATTCAGAATCCAACAAATGACAATGCTAAAGTTTCTGCGATCACTGGTGAAGTATATTTGGGTGATAAATTAATCGCTGATTTTTCAAGTTTTTCTGAACAAAATATTGCACCACGTTCGGAATCTGAATTTAAAGTTCAGGCATCACCAACAATAGGGATTTTGCAGTTGATTTCTACAAAAGGTTGGTTAAAAAAAGGTTTGGCATATACCATAAGAGGAACTGCAAATTTTGATGGTATTGTATTACCATTTAACTATAAAGCAAGTTTAATTTAATGCAGAAAAATTTACTTTTGGGTAGATTAAAACAATTTGGGGGAAACTCTAAAATGCTGGTCAGGGATCAACAAGTTCCTGACATTATTTCTGCAATGCTTTCAGCACATAAAATATATGCCAGTGAATATGATAAAATTAGTCAAGATTTTTATTCAGGTGATGGTGTACAAACTGCAAAGAATTTATTTAACTTTCTTAAAAAGAATGTAAAATATTCAATCGAATCTGACAAGAATCAGCGAATTATGAGTCCGGCAGCAATATTGTCTTTGTCGAAAAATGACTGCAAAAACTATGCTTTATGGATCATGGGCAATTTGGACTCACTGAAGCGAAAAGGATTAATTGATAATAAAATTTATTATCGTTTTGCAAGTTATAGGCTGCTGGATGAAATTCCGCACCACGTTTTTGCAGTAATACAGGATAAAAATGGTAATGAGTTTTTTATTGATCCTGTTTTATCAACATTTAATGAAAGAAAAACTTACTATCACAAAATAGATAAACAACCTTCTATGCCACTTTATTCCGTTTCAGGTATTGGTGCCCCTAAAAAGAAAGCTGCTACAAAAGCAGTTGCACCAGCTGCACCAAAAGAAAAAAAGAAAATTGTTCTTAAAATAGCACTGGCACCGGCAAGGGGATCTTTCCTTTTGTTAGTTGGTTTAAATTTTATGGGATTAGCTACAAAGTTAAAAGCTGCATTTGCTAACAGGGCAGATGAAACACAAAACTGGTGGAAAAACTTGGGTGGAAATCCAAATGAACTTTTGAGAAAAACTGAACAGGGAGCAAAAAAGAAAAGGATTGCTGCTGCTGATGTTACATTTAATTCAGAGGGTCAAATTGGTGTTGTTGCTGCTGGTACTGCTGCTGCTGCTGCCACTGCTGCCCCTATATTGATAAAATTAGCTGAATTCTTGTCTAAATTGGGAATTGATGTTAAAGAAGTTAGCGAAGTTGGAAAACGTGTTTTGGCAAAACAAGTTAAAAATGTAGTTGAAAAAAAACTTGAATCTGATGCAAGTATGGAACAAGCATCACAGGATGAAGTTGATAGAATTGTAAACCAAACGGACAATTTTAATGCTGATGGATCTAAAAAAATGAATTATTTGCCCATTGTTATTGGTGGTGCAGTAATTATTTATTTAATTAGTCGCAAAAAATAATTCACTTTCACTTCACCTTCAATATGTATTCAAACTATCCAGTAAAGGCATCAAAAAACGCAACTGAAGGATATGTTTTTAATCTTATGAAAGGAAGTTGCAAAAATGCAACTGGAGTAAAAACTGGAATTAAGTTAATAAATAGAGAGGTATTGAATGAAAAATTTGTAAAAAAAATTTATTCATATCTAAAAAGGGCAAAAGTTTACGTAGGGGATAAGGATAAGTGCGGATATATTAGTTTTCAATTATGGGGTGGCAATGAAATGCTATCTTGGTGTGAAAAAACATTAAAAAAATAGATTATGACTGCAAAACAAAAGGCAGCAAGGGCAAATTTCAAAAAGGCTGTAAATGAAGCACAAAAATTGAGAAAAAGTAATCCAAAACTTACTCAAGCACAGGCACTTAAACAGGCATTTGCAAAGAATAAAAAAGTTGGTGCCGTTAAAAAGAAAGCAGCACCCAAAAAGAAGGCTGCATCTAAAAAAGCTGCATTGAAAAAAGCAGCACCTAAAAAGAAGGCTGCACCTAAAAAAGTTGCATCTAAAAGAATAACTGATATACATAAAGACAGCAAAAGTCATAATGTAAATATCAAGGTTGTAAGTGGTTTTGTTGGTAGGTTAGTTGTAAAAACTTTTACTTTATCTGAACTTAAAAAAATGAATCCAATTTATTTTGAAAAAGGTAAAGATAAAAGTGCTGGTGTATATAAAAGAAAACTAATAATATCAAAAAAATTAGAAAGTCAAGTAATGGTTGAAGCACAAAAAGATCCTTTTACTAATTTAAGATCTTATGTTATTAGATTAATTAATGCAGAAGGTAGTATCGGAATTGGAAAAAGATTTGATACTATTTATGGTGCTGCTGAATACATTGGTAAAAATATAATACTATAAACTTCTTGGGATTGCTTCCCACATAAACAAAAAAAAACAAAAAAAATGGCACGTAGAAAAAAAAGGTCTGCACCCAGCCGTAGGAGAAAATCTCGCAAAATGGGAGCAATCGGAAAATCTTTCTTGATGGATGCTGCTGGTCTTGTGGCTGGTGCAGTTGCTGCAAGAATTTTGACATCAAGTGAAAAAATTCTTCCAAAAGTTGATGCCAAACTGAAAAGTGCTGGTGTTATTGCTATTGGTGCATTTCTTCCAAAATTCGTTAAAGGTTCATTCGGTAAGTCAGTTGGTGATGGTATGATTGCCGCTGGTGGTATTGGTATTCTTCAAGCTTATGGTACTTTGGGAGCTATTGACAATGCAATGGAAATTCCTGTTAGTGTTATGGCTGGTGATGATCTTTCCGTAATTGCTGGATATAGCGAAGACAACCTTTCAGTTATTGCTGGAATGGATGAAGAATATTCTTATTAATCTAAACAAAGTAAAAATTAAATAAAATGGCAACACAACATGGTGCAAGGCTTGTTTTTGACAATGCCAAAAATCTCGTAAACAATGCTGGTTTCTCTGCTGGTCAAGCAGTATTGTCCCAGTCTTATATTCGTTCTGAAGTAGCAATGTCTACTTCTACTACTTCTTACCAGATTCCCATTCTTACCAACTCAACTGGTGCAAATACAAATTTCCCCACAAACCAACTGCTCCAACTCCAGGATGCGTTCGTAGTGGCAAGTATAGGGGTCTTCGTTTCTGCTCCCGCTGCTTCTACTACTACTGCATTTCCTTTGTTTACTTATCCTAATGCAGTAACTTTTTCAACTGCTGGTGCTGCTACTGCTCTTTATAATTTGTACAATGGTAAACTTTCTGTTGTAGTTAATAATAGGCAGATTGTTCCAGCTTGGGATCTTTACAGGCATTTGTATGTACCACAATTCCAGCAAGGTTCATCAAGTTCTGCAACCAACGGCGGTATTGATCAAAACGATGCAACCGAATTTGGTTACTATCCTGTTGAGCCTAATATTGTTTTGGTTGGTTCAAAAAACAACGTAGTTACTCTTGAATTGCCTGGTGCAATTTCTACACTACAGGCTTCCACTGCACCACGAATTGTGGTGATTATGAGGGGAATCCTAGGGCAAAATATCACCCCGGTTCGCTAATTATATTAGTAAACTTCTGAATTGGAAAGGGGGATGCCACGTTAAACATAGAACCACTATTTTTTTCGTTCTAAAAAAAACAAAAAATGAACAAAGTTCAAAATTACGAATTCATTGAAGTAGTCGTT